TTGTGGTGTTTGAACTAATTGTTTATCTTGATTATAAGATAGGGTGGAAACTAAAAGACTTCCACCATCTAACCTCTCCACATAACATTTAGCAATACTACCAAACTTTTGTGGGATAGTTAATATTCTTGCTGTATAATCTTCCTTTGTGACACACCTCATTTGGGTGGCAAAAAACGCACTTGCATTATTTCTAATTTCATCGACTGTCTGACCATCAGTTCCACCAACACTTGGTTCATCGTTTGTTACGGATATGGTTACACCAGCTGGAGTATTGTTTACGGTTGTAAGTTCTCCAACTTGAACATTTGATGTAGCCCCACCACCAACTCTGTAAGTAAAAGTTAATGTAGTGTTTGAAGGAGTTTCACCCAAGTTAAGATTGTTACCTATAGTTGTACTTGTGGTGCTACCAATATCAGAAAGATTAGTTCCATTTATTGTTACACCGACCTGTTCTATAGGATCTACATTTGAACCAGAATTACTAAATCTAAATAACCCATTTCCAAATTGAACTTTATATGTTTGAGTGTCTTCATCAAATTTCGAAGTAAACTTTTTATTTGTTTTAATATACTCAGCAACATAAGGTATGGGTATGGATGAAATAGTATCAGTAGATTCCCCTTGGTCATAAGCAGATGTTCTGGTACCAGATGTCGTGTCTTCATTTGAATCACTATAGTGAGTTTCTTTTAAAACTTTTTCTTGTGCTAAATAGTCAACCTCATACCACCTTTGTCCCGAAGCATCCTCACATTTTATTATTTCAACTATATTATTCACACCCAAATCTAATTCTAAAAATTTAGTTGGACTTGTTATATTAAATGTTTTTGTTTTAGTCTCACCCGATACAGCACGAACATATCTTGTTAAAGTATATGAACTTGCTTCACCATCTGAATTTAAAATTGGAGCACTTATTTCAGGATCTCCGGAGCCACTTGATGTAAAATCTATTTCTCCAGTCGTTTCAAAAAGTATCTGTGAGTCAACATTTGAAGCAATCTGTAATCCACTATCTATAGAATCAGGAGCTCCACCCAATAAAGGCTCACCCGTTGTCCCATCGGCATTTATTGTTGTCTCTACCTTTAACCTAACAACTGATGGTGTTTTGTTTGGAGTTTTATATCCAAGAAATTCAGCAAGTCTTCTAACATTTCTTTTTTCAGTTGCTGTAGTTAAAAGATTTTCTTTATAATTGTAATCTATGTAATAAGAAAGAACATCACCAACATAACTTGATAGTTCTATTAACATCATACCAGGTGATGTCTCATTAAAATCTTTATATGTATCAGGGAAATAAGATTTGGTGTATTCAATCAAATCCTTTTTTATTGAACTAAAATCTTTACTAGTGTAGTTCACATTTGTTGGTATTAATTTTTGTTTATCTGTATATGCCATTTTAATATGCCCCACCAGTTTCTTGTGTTGATGAACCCCCACCAACACCATCAAATGTAACTTGAACACTCTCTAAACTATTTGATGCTCTTTTAATATTAAATACTATATTAATAATTATTTGATTATTATTATTATCACTTACATCAATTTTTCTTAACTCGACAAAAGGTAACCATCTACTAAAAACATCCACTATGTTGTTTTCTATTTGTATTGTCAAATCTTCAGTTATCGGTTCAAAAAGAAGTTGTCTTAAATTCATACCCAAATTTGGTTGGAATACTCTTTCCCTCTGTTCAGTTTGTAAAAGAAGTTTAATATTATTTTTTATTGCTTCAACAGTTGTTTTTGTAGTTTTAAAATAACCATCACCACCTTGGATTCTAGCAAATGGAAAGTCTATTCCCACAGATACTCTACTATCTTGGTCTTCTACAAATCTATCTTTTCTTCTATCGAGTATTGGCATTAGTATTTATCCGATTCGCCTCTAACATTACTTTTTCTCAATCTTACTTCACTTGCATTAGAATCAACAGAACCACCACCTACTGGATTACTACCAACTCCCCCTGATTTATCAACCCCAATGTCTAATAGTGGTATTGTTTGTGGTGCACCAGGTGTTCCAGGCACTGGTGGTACTGTAACTGGTGTTAGTCCTGAACTATAGTTCATGTTTAATTTATCTACTTTCAATACACATCTATCTTTATTAGTTAAAAAATCAAGTATAGCATTTGTTAAGTCTTCTGCTAAAACTTCTAACTTAGAATCTTTTTCAATTGGTGGTTTAACTGTTGTGCTTTTATTATCCACTATTTCTATATGTGTTAGATTCTTTTCAAATGCTTTTAATATGTCTGTTTTAAGCCCCATTCTTAAACTTTGCCTTTTCGTCTACTTTTTTCATTACTTCTGAATAATCTTTTGTAAAAGCATCAGCTAAATGATCAGGAAGATTTTGAGTGTTTTCTGCTACAGATTTTGTTTCTGGTTCTTCATTCATCTTTTTCCAATCACCAGCAGCTGCCGTTTCATTTAGAATATCATTTAATATACTATCCTTTGTGAGAGGTACATTATTCGATGGTAATGTCGGAGTCGGAACCTGTTTCTGGGCATCTGTTTTTTTAGTTGGAGACGAGTTAAGTTGTGCTCCTATATCTTCTACTATACTATTAGATCTATTACTAACTAACACTTCATTTAACTTATTTTCAAGTACAGTAAATTTATAATCTAACTCTTCTCTTATAATATCTCTTATTAACTTCTTAAATATATTAACCTTCATTATTTTATCCCTCTTGGTTTGGTTTTGCTCTATTAATTTCTATGTAATGATGATGACTCATAAATTTAGGTCCATCAATCTTTGGTTTAGTTTTAATGTCATTGTCATTCTCATCTTTTTCATAATTTCTTGGTTCTAATTCAGTTATTAAATCTTGTATTTTTTGAAACATAGGTTCTGAGTTTTGATCCATCAATGGAATCGGAACTCCTTGTACTAATGCTCTTGACTCTTGTAATATATTCACAATCTTAAATAATAATCCTCTAAGTTCTTCACCTAACACCATAGGTTCAGCTTTAGACCTTGCTTCTTGTCCTAAATAAATATTACCAGAATTAATAACTGACTTACCTGAATTGTTTAAAGTAAAATTTTGTGCCGTGCCAATATTAATATTTCTACCAGATGATATGGTGAAATCACCATCATTACTTCTAGCATCCATTGTAATTTTATCGGATGTAATTAAAATTTGATTTGCTACCGAACTACCATCAATACCCAAATCTTCTGAATACTTGTATATAGTATCCAAAGTTTCTAATGTACTTGTTTTTTCTCCAAATGGTAAAGGATCATTACCTATTCCAATTTGATATCTTGGATTTATCTCTATTATCGGATTCAAACTATCAGTTGACAAACGAAAAAATGCTGTTGTTTGGTCTATTTTATTTTTATTTGGATAAAAATTTTGTTCTATACTACCATTAGACAATGCTCCTATTATAGAACCAACCATAGGATTTTCTAAAGGTATGGAAGTATCGTTTCCATTACTTATCGTTATTGATGGGTTAATTGTCCTAGAACCTATTCTAATAGCATTTCCGTGTCTACCCTCAAAGATCATATCAGTATGTTTTGAGGTGTCATACAAGTCATCAGTTAAATTATCTAAATTAGGACTTCTATCCTTAATTAATTTAGTAGTTCCAATATATGGGTAACCTAATCCATATCCATTTGGCTTAACATTATTAAATGTTACCTGTCCTTTGTTTTGTCTTTTTCTAGTATAAGTAGGATTTGACCCGTCTGCTGGTGAATTAAAAGAATTTACAGGTCCTATATAAAAGGCCTTTTTAAATATGAGAGTGAAGATGACTAAATCACCTTTTGTAACAGATTCACTAACACCTCGTATTAAAGGTCTTGCTAATATCTGTCTACCCATAGTTGGTAAAGATGAATCTAATGGTTGTAAATGTAATGCCTGTGAGTCTACACTACCCCCTACATTACCATCACCGGGTTTTAAAAAAACTTGAGTGACTTCGCCTAAATGAAAATCTAAATCTTCTTCAGTTAAATTTTCGTATATTCTACCTAAAAAATTTGGCATTATGAATCACCATACTTCTGTCTTATCTCGGTCATATCTACTGGTTCTTTATCAATGATATCATCTTTTTTCTTTTGTAAATCTTCTGCCACATCCTCAAGAGAAGCCATAAGTTGTTCTTTTTCTTCTTCGGATAATAGACCAACATCACTATCATCAAGTGTTTGTTTGGACATTATTCTCTGATATAAAGTGGCTAACTTAACAAGGTTGTCATCGTTCTTAATACCGACATCCATAAGTTCCTTAATAATAGGTCCTACAATAGCGATATCTTCGATACCTTGTATGTAACCATGCACCTCTTGGATTAACAAGTCGATTTGAGTTTTCTTTAACTTGTTATTCTCGTATATCTCTTGGGATAAATCCGAGAAGTTTTTGTCACCGAATATTTTAATATCGTTTTCCATACATATAAATATAGTATGGTTACATTATTACACTAAAGAACCTGTATATCTTAGGTTATCTATGTGACCTTTACTAAGAACTTCTTCTTGGATTTTGGGGTATATTTTACGAAATGTATTAGTGACTTGTGTTATTTTAGATGTTTTAACATCCGTCATCTCACGAATCATAATGTAGATTGCTTTCTTATTAAAGTTATCAATATTATCTTTATTCTTACATAGATACAATATCGATTCAGCAATCTCTCTGTCTTGGTCTTTTGGAAAAAGTCTTTCTATATTTTCATTAAAGTAATCTATAGTTTTTTTAAACACATCAGTAGATGGATTCTTTTTTATATTTTCATCTTCATCACCGTGACCATATAAAACATCAATGTCATCGTGAATCTTCATCTTCTTATAGTTAGCATTATTATTTAGAATAAGATAATTCTTTGCTACTACGGAGAAATAACTAAAAGCTTTACTTCCTTTAGTTTCATCAAACTTATGCATGTTGATAACTAGGTTAGAAACTACCTCTTCTTGTAAGTCTCTAAAACCATAACTAAAATAACTAAACTTAAAAGTGTTAATTATATTTTCTGCTAATTTAAGAAATGCTGTATGTATTTCTTCAGTATAAATTTTATTTCTTTCTACAGAATTATCACAATGGTTATATCTTATAATAGCTTCATGTACTGGCGTACCAAAATAAACTTTACTTTTCTTTCGTCTCTTCTTCATTTTCTTCAACCTCGGTTTCAAATAAATTGTCTAATTCTTGACCAAGTTGTTTTATCTCCGTAAAGAAAAAACCAACTTCATCGTCTGATTCAAATGTTCCTTTATCATCTATAGTTTTAAGTTGAATTTTTATTGTTTCTATTGTATTGCTTATGTTTAGTATTATGTTTTCATATGAATTGATACGGCGCAGTGCATAAAAAGTCACCACACCCATGAATGTGGCGACAATTCCTAATGTAATGGTAATTATGTAATGTAACAATTAAGACTCTAAATTTAGTATTTTATCATCTATTAAATCTATGACTTCTATAAGTATTTCGTTTTGATCTTCATCTGTTTCAAC